AACTATTTGCGAATCTCGGTTATATTCCTTCTCCTGTATCTACATGCCAAATATCCATGGCTTGCACTGTAAAGGATGAAAATGGAAATTTAATCAACTATCACCCTGTAGAATGTACTGAGATTTTTAGAACAAAATTACACTGTGAATATCAGACAGATTAACTATAATAAATACATCTAATTCATCACAGAGGTATTAGTATGTCATCTATTCACGAGAGAGAGGTTAAGATCATAGGACCTCTCTCTGCACTTACTCGAGCATTCAACAATATATCAAAAAACATAACAACAACATCAGATACGTATTATACATTTACAACTACATATATGGATACTCCTGATAGAGTATTACAGAGACAAGGATATACACTAAGGTATAGACCCAACAGAAACAGATTTCCTCCTTGCATTGAATTGAAGCAGATAGATGGAGCAGATGGAGAAGTTTCTGAAAGAATAGAGATAGGTGTTAGGATAAGAGATGCGGAGTTTTTATCTCTGTATTTTAACCTATTATCAAATCCTGATGTTAGGGAACAGGGCATTATTGTTCCATATTATACAAAATTGAATCCTATATATGAGATACAAGCTGATCGACATGAAGTCGGAGGAGTTATATTAACAAATGATAGAGCTATCACTATAGAAACTGCATTAGACAATGTGCGATATCTAAAAGATGGTAATATCATAGGAAGAGATAATGAATTAGAGATTGAGGATAAAAATCCTACAAATGAGGCTCAACAGATTCTTGCATTTGCAAAATCTAGAGTAACTAAAGATGTACCTGGAGTAGAGTATACAACTTTATCAAAATCATCTAGAGCTCGTCAATTTTTAATTGATTTAAATTTAGATATATAGTATATTATACACATAAGGGGATGAATTAGGTTCGACTGGATAGAAGTATTCAGGACCCGATCTGCGATGATCGGCATCTCCACCAAATTAATGCGCTTGTATCATCCCCGCCTTCTAAGCGGACGTTAACGATGTAACTGGAGTATGGGAGTTCGAGTCTCTTCAAGCGCGCCATCTTTTTTAAAGTTTTTACTTGATTTATTTCCACTTATAGTATATAAATATAACAAGAGCAAACGACAATGTTAGCCAGTTTCAAGCGAGAGTAGCAGCTTAGTTCCAACGAACTAATTTGTGAAGCAAACAAACAGAGTTTTTGCTGGTTTCGCTTGGTAACAGAAGTAAATCAGTATTTTTATTACAATTAAAAGGTGGTATTATAATGTTATTTAAATTTGCTATTAAAATGAATATTGATTATGTTGATTCTGATAAAAATACTCTATCATCAGGTAGTGTATTAGTAGGCAGAGCTGCTTCTTTAGCAGAAGCAAAGTCTGTTGTTAATCAAATCAAATATACCTCCGTTGAGTCTCATACAGGATATGATAAAACAGGAAACGTCTATGAGAGAAAAAGAGTTGCCTGCATTCCATTTATCAGTTATAATTCATTATTAAATCAATCTGTAACTGAGCAGATTAAATCTATTGAAATTGTGGAATTGTAAAGGATAACAAATGACAAAATCTATTGTAGATGCACTTGAAGAAGAAATCGGTAAAAGTGATAAGATCAAGGATAATATTGAAAAAAGTATGGGACCTGGTAATACAACCTCTAACGAGGTTAAGGCTATTAAAGCTAAATTTGCCAACTTGATGTATTCAGCTAAGCTGATTAAAGATGAAAAGGATGCTATGAAGGAACTCTTTAAAATCCTTAAAGATGAGCATGCTATTCCTCCTAAAGTTGCAAAAAAAGTTCAAAAGCTTCTTGATGAAGGATCTGTAACAGAGTTTGAAGAAGAACAGTTACTTATTCAGCAACTATATGAAAAACTCCGTTCTTGATTTTATTGAGAGTAGAAAATCTCTCATAAAACAAAATAATCCAGATACAGTATTCTTAATTGGAGGAGGTAAAAGCCTCCTCCAATATCTCCCCGATAAGTCAATTTTGAATAATCAAAATGTAATAACCGCGAATGATGGATATCTACTGTATCCTAATGCTATAGCATGCCATTTTGCTGACTGGGTGTGGTTTACATGGAATAGAGATCAACTATTACCCCTTTGTAATACAAACAATATAACCAATTGCTCTAATCATAACCACGAGTATTATAGAGGATTTTATAACTCGATGGGAATCACTATGTTCTCTAAAGGAGACAACAATAGTCTAACCAGAGATATAAACTATCTTAACGGCAACAACACTGGCCATCAAATTATAAATCTAGCCTATCATATAGGATTTAAAAATATAATACTATTAGGATATGATTTGATAGAGGAAGCAAATACTCACTGGCATAATAATCACAGAAGACCAACTAATATTAAAAATCTTACAGAAGTTATGCTCCCTGCTTTTAATACTCTACATGATGGTAAACAAAAATACGACATTAATATTATCAACATTAATAAACAATCCGCTCTTAAATGTTTTGAGTATGGAGAAATCGAGGATTTTATAAAATGACAGAAAAGAAAGCACTTATTTTGTTAACAGGACTTCCTGGTACAGGCAAGGATACCCTAGCTAATATATTTAAAGATTTGAAGAATGTTCCTCATATGAAACTAGCCGATCCTCTTGTAGATTGTATGTGTACTCTCTTCAACGTTGAGGAAGAATATATTAAAGAGATTAACGACAATCGATCGTTGAAAGAATTACCAAATCCATTATTTGGTAATAAATCATATAGAGAATGTATGATTTGGCTTGCAGAAGAATGTATTAAACCGAAATTTGGCAAGGATTTTTTTATCAACAATCTTATCAATCGAATAGAGTCAATGAGATATAAAAACGTTGTATGTGTGTCAGATCTAGGATTTAAATATGACGAATTAGCATTTATTGATGATAATAAATATAAGGTGTACATCATAAAAATCATTAGAGATTCTATAGATAAAACTGTTAAAGACAGCAGAGAAGATATTGACTGTAATATATACGAAACAGTAGAAAATAATGAAACTGTTAAACACTTAAAAGACAAGGCTCGAGTTATTATCAGTAAAATTTATGACGATATATGGAATGAGAACCATCCGAAGAAAGAAAGTAAATAGTGTTAAATAATTTCTTATCACCAAATAGAATACGAATCATATTACATAAATTTAAAGATATCCAATTGATGGCTCAAAGAGTTGTTATTCCAGGAATAAGCGTTAATCCTGTGATGCTTCCAACAAATTCAAACAAAGATGGACACTTTCCTGGTGATAAAATGGAATATGAAGATCTTGTGATAGGATTTATTCTTGATGAGAAATTAGAAACTTATAAATCTATTAAGAACTGGATGAATGACATCACATTAAATGATGGAAGACGTGATCAATTTTTCTCTGATATTACAATTGAGGCTCTTACTAACAATCACCAGTTAAATCAAACTTTTAAATTTTATAATACTTTTCCGTATTCTATATCAGGAGGAGTACTGGATTGTTCTATTGACGAATCTACTCCGATGTCATTAGACTGTATGTTCAAATTTAATAAAATGGAAATTGTTGATAATTCCTAAGAATTATTATATAATAACTGATGACTTTAGATGAATTATACTCTCAAATAACACAAGATTTCACTCTTGATATTACAGATCTCGTTGGAGAGACTGCTAAGACGTCTAGGTTGTTTGTCAAATATCTTAGACAATTCTCTGACGAAACTTTAAAATGCAGCATCATGGAAAACAATCGCAAAGAATTAGTCATTAAGAAGAGAGACTACTATTCAGGTAATGGAACTGCTGAGGAGTATAAACAAAGACCTTTTGCATTGAAACTTAAAACAGATGCTGCTATCTACAAATATGTTGAATCTGATCCAGAAGTTATACTCTATGATCAAAAAATTTTGATACAGAATCAACGAGTTTCTATTTTAAAAGAATGTATGGAAGAGATCAAAAGAAGATCGTTTCACATTAAAAACGCAATAGATTATACTAGGTTTATCAATGGCGGATGAAACAGAAGTAATCAACATATTTGATTACAACGAAGCATATGTGCAAATTGATAGTGAGAGATCTATTATAGCAGAAGTTTCGGAATATTTTACATTTGAAGCTAAGAATGCAAGGTTTAGCCCAAGCTTTAAATCTAAAGTTTGGGACGGAAAAATAAGACTACTTGATAGAAGAAATAATACAATCTACAAAGGTCTTGTTCCATATATAGAAAAATTTTGCAGTGATAGAGGATATTTGTGTGTTAAAGAAGATGTATTAGATGATAAACCCTCTGATTTTGATTTTGACGAACTAATATCATATATTAAACCTGTATTTGACCCTTACCCCGAACAGAAGAGAGCAGTTATACATGCAGTTGAAAACAATAGAGCTTTATTGTTATCTCCTACATCATCAGGTAAGTCGTTTATCATATATCTCTTAACTAGGCACTACCTCAGACAAGATAAGTCTATTATCATCATAGTTCCTTCTACAAATTTGGTTGAGCAAATGGTATCAGACTTTAAAGATTATCAACCAGAGTTTGACGTAGATCAAGTAACACACAAGGTATATAGTGGGTATGAAAAATATTCAAATAAACCGATAGTTGTTACAACATGGCAATCTATCCTAAATCAACCTAAGCAGTTTTTTAACTTGTATGATGTTGTTATAGTAGATGAAGCTCATAACTACAGAGGGGCAGAAGTTAGAAAAGTTCTACAAAATGCTGAACAAATTAAATACAGATTTGGACTAACAGGAACACTTGATGAAGTTGATGTTCACAAGCTAATTATTGAAGGTCTTCTCGGTGTATCTTTTCAAGTTACTACATATGGAGAGATGATTAATCTAGGGAGATCGTCTGATTTAAAAATCAACTCTATAATGTTAGAATATTCACAACAAGATAGAATAAAATTTAAACAATTTTCAAAAGAGTATAATAAAGGCAAGGTTGAAAAAAACAAATATCAGCCAGAGATAGAATTTGTAGTTTCTCATAAAAAACGAAATCAAATTATTTGTAAAATTGCTAGAGATTTAGCTCAAAAAAAAGAAAATTCTCTCATACTATGTGATAGAGTAGCACATTGTGAATCTTTATATGAAATCCTTAACAGTATGAATGTTAAAACATATAAGATTATAGGCAACATTGAAACTCTCGATAGAGAAAATATCAGAAAATCAATAGAATATGAAAATGGCGCTGTAATTGTTGCAACATACGGTACAATGTCAACAGGTGTAAATATTAAAAATATACAGCATGTAATGTTTGCATTTGCAGGAAAAGCAGTTGTGAGAGTTCTTCAGTCTATAGGGAGAGGGCTTAGACTAGATGGTAAGTATAATTTAATGACTGTGTGGGAT